TTGCGGACATACTAGGCGAAGTCCGGGTCGTCGCAGATGCAGGCTTCGTCAATGTCGCAGCCGCACCCGCGCCGGTACTTCAATTTAACGAACCTGCCGTCCGCAAATTCCGACATCGGACGAACCCATGTCCCGTGCGATGCAGGGTTGCTGTCGCCGCGCTTTTCGGATCGTCGGTAGACCACGACAAGCTCCCCAGTCGCCTCCATCGTGGCAGTGGAAATGACTGTGTAAACGCCGCCAGTTTTGACGTGCTGATAGTCGTCTTGCGTGGTGATCTTTGCGGCGTCTGTCATCGTGCTCTCCATGTCTGCTTTTTCCTCTTTCCGTCCCTACTCCGCTGCCATAGGCGTGGAGGCGCGATACAGTTTCACAAGCTGATCAACAGTTGCCGCAACTTCCGCCAGGAACTCGCGCACCTGGCTCTCGAGTTCTGCGATAATCACCGGATCACGCTCAACGCGGCGCACGTGCAAACGCATCTCGTCAGGCCAGCGCGGATCGTAGCTCACGAAGTCGCACCACTGTCGGCCGGTGCAGGCCATCTCCCACTGCATTTGCTTGATATAGCCGCCGTCGATAGACGCACCGAGCAACGTCGCCATGTGGGTGTGCTGGTCTGGGCATTTGAATTGCGCTAGTCCGTCACCATCAACCAGAGCATCAGGTGAGGCGCACGCCATCTCAATCGTTGGATGAAGCACCAGCCCAACCGTCTCAATCTTCCGGCTGTAGACAAAGCCGTAGAACTCGCGCGCTTCCGGCTCAAACTCGGTCCCACGCTCCATGCTGGCGCTCTTGAATGAGTCAGTCAGTTCGCCAGTCAAGCGCTCCGCTGCAAGGCGAGCCATCAGGCGTTGCCGCGTGATGCCCCAGCCTTTGCCGCTCCGGTCACGCGCTGTGGCGTCTGCCACCATCGACGCACCGACTTTACCAAGCCGCGCTAGCCGCCATTCGTCGGAGCCTTGAACCACATCGACCGTTCGCATAGCGCCCTCAGTAGTTGATTGACACGGCTGGTATCTCGCCAGCAGCAATCAGCGTCACGACGCGCTTAGCAGCGTCCTCGTCGAAGCCGTGGCCGACAAAGGCAGACAACGCCATGCGATTGATCGTTGCGCGGTGTTCGCGGTCGGCTTCACGCTTGGCCTTTTCGGCAAGCTCGCGCCGCGCTGCTTCCTCGACTTCGGCCTTGGCCTTGGCTTCCGCTTCGACAGCCCGCCGCTCTGCCGCTTCAAGCGCTGCCTTGTGCTCACGATCTTTGCGTGTGGCTTCCTCTTGGGCTGCACGTGCTGCACCCTCTGCCTTGGCACGCTCTGCCGCCGCCGCCGCTTCTGCCGCTCTTCGCTCGCGCTCTTCTGCATCACGCTTGGCTTGCGCCTCACGCTCGGCACGCTCCCGCTCAGCGGCTTCCGCACGAAGCCGCGCCAGTTCGGCCGCTTCCGCTTCGCGCTTTTCCGCCGCTACCAAGGCCGTTTCCAGCGCTGCTATGGCTTTGTCCTTCAGTTCGGCAGCAGCGCCCGTGTACTCGTTCCACCGATCTTCTGTGATGGCTTCTGCCTTCACTTCGGAAAGCCGATCGCGGATGGCTTCACATGACCGCTCCTGCCGGTCGTCAATCGTGCCTTGCAGTTCGGCCAGATCAGCCTTGATGCGGTTGACGCGCGCTTCCTCGGCCGCTTCCCAATCCGTTAGCGGCTTGCGAACCTCGTCTTTCCATGCGTCCAGCGTATCCCGGATGCGCTTGCGGGAAGCGTCGATCTTGTTCGGGATTTCCTTCTGCGCCGCGACCAGTTCTTTGCCGACGCCATCGAGGTACGTTTTAGACTGCGCCACTTTGTAGGCGATCGAGGCGATGGCCTTGCGTCCTGATGCCGTCGAAAGGTCAGGCTTAAACTCGTCGATCTGCTGGCGGATGCGCGCCAAAATCGGATCGATCATCGCTGGCGTTGTGAAGATTTCCAGCGCGTTTGCCTTAGGGATCGTGACGAGTTGAGTATCGGTTGAACCATCAGCCATTGCGCTGTTTCCTCATAAGAGAAATCTTCGCCGTCAACTTCGATTTGATCTCGTCGCGCTGCTTTCCGGTCAGGTCTTCCAGCGTTTCGACGGAGTAGTGTTCAAGTATCGCTTTGGCATCTGTCTTGCTGTCCACGATCAGCTTGTTGATGTCCGCCAGCGTTGCAATGCTTGGCTTGTCTTCGGCCTTATTGCCGTCGTCGTCCTCGCCGCGAGCCACGATGTTGAGCAGCGCAAATGCCGTGTAGCGCTTGCCGTAGCTCACACTCGAGCCCCAGCCTTGCAGGTTGTTCTTCGCCCCGCTGTCGTCGATACCCAACGACATCGACGTTTCTTCGCTGTGCCCGTCACGGTGGCCGAGCACCGCCGTCACCTCGACGCGCTGCTCCTGTTTGATGCGGAACGACAGGGAGAAACCATGCTTCGCCAACACCGGCGCGATGGCCTCAACAACATCTTCCCACTTGGCGTACTTCGTTGGCTTGGCGGCCTGCTTGGTCCCGCTCTCGTCTTTGGCGCGGCGGGAAATGGAGCCGTTCTTTTCGATGACAGGAAGTTCCGGCTGCATCGCCGCAAGAGATGCAAGATAGGCCGACTTAGCACGCTGCGCGTTAACCCGCTCATGCATCTGGTACAGCCGTTCCATTTTATCGATATCTACATTCGGATCTCGCGCTGCACGTTCAATCATACTAATCAGCGCGGCGGACTCTCCGCCTTGAACTGGCGCTGTGACTTCAGCGCGTTCGATCGTCACCACGTCGCTCATTCCACGCCCTCCTTGAATCCGTTGCGCTTGCTCACGATCATTGTAGATTGCTCCGCGATCGAGTGAATCCAGTCGTCGATTTTCTGCGTGTCGCCCGACTTCAAACGCCACATATGGAAGGTGAGCGCGCGCAGCTTCTTTTCATCGCTGTCCAGCGTGGAGAGCCATTCACCGATTCCGACGAGTGCTTGCATTTCCGTGTCGGGCTGGAGCTCCACATCGGCCTCGAATTGAGGCCGACGCGCGCCGCCGAGAAAACGAGGAAGCCTGACGACGCCCATCACTTCCTCCCCGTGATCCAATCGACAATCGACGGACCAGCCGCCACGCCGATAAGCACAATGCACGAGAGAAACACCGCGTATTCAATCCAATCCGTCATGGCCTGCACCCCCATCTGTCCACTGAGCACTCATGGCCTCGATCAACCGGTGGCGTCTGAACTGGCGAGAAAAACAGCAGCATCAGCAGCACGAACCAGCTTGCTCCAATTCCCACGGCTATCGCCCCAGCACGGTCCATCGACCACCTCCACCGCGCTTCATCGACTCTGCCCGCTGCAACATTGCGCGGTGCTCTGGATCTTCTGGCGGAACAACGACAGTGCGTTTTTGCTTTGCCGCCTGCGCGTTCTTCCAACCTCGTCGCCAGTGCATGCTGTTCGTGCTGATGTACGGGTGGCCGCGCTCGAATGCGTCCTTCCCGCGTGCTTCCAAGTCCAAAATCGTTTGCTTGGTCAGATACTCAAACCGCCGCCGCATTTGTCGATTACTCCTGTCTACAAATTGAAGTGCCGAGGTCGGTGCAATTGGCTGGCTATGAAATCGAGCCCGACTGCCCGCCAACCACGCATCACACCTTCGATGCTCTCTGGACGCCTCGGCCCGCCCTGGGAGTCGTGGGCAGCCGTAACGTGAAGGAGCCGGGCAGCTGCGTTACCCCCGCAGCTCACGCGCAACCCGGCTCCGCTTCAAGCGGCGTAAGACACGCCGTTGAAACCAACTCCGTACGTCGGCGCTGCATCGCGCTCGCGTCGGTTGCCACGGAACCCGGCTTCATCGCGGATGCGGTCGCCGTCCGTTTCCATCAGGTCCTTGCACACGTCCCAAATGAGACCGCCGCAGACGACAACCTTGCGATCGCTGTTGTGCTTATGGAGAGAGACCCGCCAGAGATCGCCGGACTCGTCGAGATGCAGCGTGACCGGAATGTCAGGGCAGTAGGCGATCAGGACGCCGTTATCGATGATCGGCAGTTCAATGGTTTCTTGAGCGTCGAAAATCATGGCGCAGACTCCCCAACGATCGCCACGCACCGGTCATAGGTGGATCGGGATTGGGTCGTGTCGCGAAGCTCGCGGATGAGGGCCAGCTTTTCCTGACGGCGGTCCAGCGTGTCGTCGGCCGGCGTCTGCATCTGCATCTGCATTCTGGCGTCATCGAGAACGCCCATGGCTGCTGCCATCCGCCGTTCGTATTCGACCATCTTCGGATTCATCTGCCGCATCTCCCTCTTGAGCATCACCGACGACAACAGCGCCGCCCGAAAGCTATTGATTGTCAGCCGGAGCCGTCGCCGTCGCCGTCGCCGTCGCCGTAGCCGTAGCCGTCGCCGTCGCCGTCGCCGTAGCCGTCGCCGTCGCCGTCGCCGTCGCCGTAGCCGTAGCCGTAGCCGTCGCCGTAGCCGTCGCCGTCGCCGTCGCCGTAGCCGGAGCCGGAGCCGTAGCCGTCGCCGTCGCCGTAGCCGTAGCCGTAGCCGTCGCCGTAGCCGTCGCCGTCGCCGTCGCCGTCGCCGTAGCCGTCGCCGTCGCCGTCGCCGTCGAGCGTTGTTACGCGGTCCATTTCGACGCCTCGCAGTCGAGCAACCCAATCACAGCGCGCATCGGCAACCGCACAGTGCCGCACGGGTCGAGCACA